ATATATGAGTATCACCACCTATCCAGTTAGCTACACCTGCAATCATATTTGACGCTTCTGCAATAATGGTTAATAATAAGGACATACTGGCGATATTAAAGGGACAACCGAGAGGTGTGTCAACACTGCGTTGGTACATGTTCAGGTCGAGATAGAATTTGGGGACATCATCACCATATGCTGTTTCAGTAATTGCAAGATTTTCCATTTCAACATCAGTATTTCTCATAACCCATTGAATCTTTTCTTTAAAACTCAATGGTCTTACGATAAACTGATAGAGTAGGTGACAAGGAGGAAGTGCCATGTCTTTGAAATCGGCTTTATTCCAGCCGTCAAGAATATGATAACGACTATATGGATTCTTCTTCAGACCATCCATGATTTCCTGAAGTTGGTCAATGCCATTTTGATTACGCCATTGGTGACCATAGACTTTACCCAAGTCACCAAGTCTATACTCTTTATGTGAACCGAGTCTACTAGCTTTAATGTTTTCAATAAACTCTTCCATTGTGAAAACTCTGGTTTTGTTTTCATTAGGATCATCTACATGATATTCATAATCGGGTTCTTCCAATGCATTAGCATATTTGAGATACCAACGATAGGCATCACCATTCCAAATATTCACATTATTATTTACAAGGTATTTAATATTGGTTTCGCCCCTGAGAAACCATAGGAGTTCATGCACGATTCCTTTCCAAAACATGTGCTTTGTGGTAAGTAATGGAAACCCTTCAGACAAATCCATACTGATATCGGCTTTCGAAATTCCTATTGTATTTGGCATGTTTGCTCTGCCACTTTCTTTTTCGACACCTTCGTCAAGAATTTTCTGTAATACATCAAGATATGCTTTCATTATATTATTTTCCCTTTTTTAGTGGTGATAGGTTTTCTATTTCCTTATTTATTCTGGTCTTATCTTTATCAGTAAGAGAAACCATATTTGATGTTGTTTTACCACCAAATTTTTCTGGTTTAGTACCTCTTTTTAGTTGTTCTTGGAGCATTTTTAACGCTCTTTCACGTCTACTTTTAATTCCAGTTGTGCCCTTCATAATCTCGATAGTTTTAAATACTGTTATTTTAATATCTTACATGTCCAGTGAAAATATAACGAATTGGATTAGTAATGGCACACCACAGTCTGGTAAACCAGTTTTCTGCTGATGTTATTAAAACATCCTTGGTATTGTTTGTAACAAATACTAATGTACCATGAAAAATCTCCAACTATCTATAATCTCCACTACCATGTAGTGTGTTATTTTTCTGACGTGCATGTAATTTTTCAATATTTAATGTCGCTGCATATTCTAATGTAGTTCCAAGATTCTCACATAATGATGTTAAATACCATAATGTATCACCAATTTCAAGAAGAATTCCTTTTTTCGCTTCTTCATCAATTATGCCACCGTTATCCCTAATAATTTTTTTTATTTTTCCCTGTACTTCACCTGCCTCACCCAGACCCAAACCATCATATGTGACAGCAATTAACTTGATGATGTCATCACTCATATTAGGAAATATTTTTTGAAATTTATCAAGACTAATCTTGAGAGCCACCGCTTCTTTTTGATATCCGTCAAATGTTTTAATTTCCACTTCCAATTTTTTTATAGTTTTCAATTATTTTCATCACATTCTCAGGACTATCATCATTTTCAATTGCATCAACCATATTTTTTACGAATTCGACTTCCATTTTATCAGTGGCTTCAGTAAATTCTTTGATTTTTTCAAGAGCAAATCTGGCTTGTGAACCTCTATCCATAACAATTAATGCAGTATTACCAGTTGGTTGATCGTAATTATGTTCATCACCATAGAAGTCCAATGCTTCTTTAAGTAATGCAACCATATTTTCATATTGTTCAGGTTTCATCATCTTCTTCTGGTTTATGATTCTCCACGACTTCCTTGAGTTCCTGTACTTCGTGTGGGTAGAGTGTAAATTCTTTACGATAAGGATGTTGTGGATTTTTATTTATGTTTTTGTAGAAAAACTTGCCGTGAGATTCGGCATCCTCAAAATTCTCATAAAATTCCTGACCAATATTTCCATATGAATAGGTGTTGCCTCGACTAAATGCGATATATAGTCTTTGATTGTCAGGAAAATAGGTGGTTTTGAGTATATTGTCTGATTTAAAAACGGATTCAATATATCCAAGTGTTCCATCTTCTTTCAGCACTTCTTTTCGTTCTATGAGCATCTTATGTCATTAATTGGGTAAATATAGTTAATAAATAATTAAAATCAAAGAGTATTTATATAAAAAGTTTACATGTCACTTCCAAAAAAGAAAAAATTAACACTGGATGTCGATCCACCAGAAATCGGTACTAATTATCTTGAGTATGGTATGGATAGAATTGAAGAACTTATGCGTCTGACCGACACTAAAACCAAGTATCTACCCAGAACCATATTGCTCGAACATTTAGACCAAGCACTTTTTGATTATGTTAATCTTGATGGCATGAAACTGACTCTGGATGGTAGAAATGTTCCGACCTTCTATCTTGACAATGACCGTTGGGGTGAATTCAGTAAAACTTGGAAGTTCATGGATAATGATAAGAACGTGCCCACACCCTACATTACAATAAGACGTATTGATAAACAGGCTGGTACAAGACTTGGTACGAAATACAGAATTCCACAACCCCGTAAGTTCAGGTATGTGAATGTTCCTATAATGGATGAAGGTCAGCTTATTTACTTGCAATTTAGAATGCCAGAACCCGTGAATGTTGACTTGATCTACGAAGTAGCACTTTTTACCAAATACCGTGTTGATGTAAACCAATTTGATGAACAAGTGCTTAAAAATTTTGCAAGTCGTCAAGAATATGTTTGGATTAGCGGAAATCCATTGCCATTACTTTTTGAAGGTTTTGCAGAAAGTAATCCAATTGAAAATATTGATGGTGACCGCTTCTTTGTGTCGAAATATGCATTGAAGATTCTGGGTTTCATTCAAGACGAAAAGGAATTCGAAATCGTTAAAACTATCAGAAAGCCAAGAATTGGTCTTACGATTGTTTAATCATATAGTCCGTCTTCGGGATTAAATACGCCAGTTGGTGGATTTTGTTGCAGGTTATCGAAATTATCAACAGCATCATTCACTTTACTAACATAAGCATAGTTTGATGGTAATTCAAAGAAGGTCACAGCATCTGAATTAAATTCCCATGTCATGGTATTCAAATTCAATGTGGCTTCAATATACATTTTTTCTGGGGTCTTTAAACCAGCATTTGCCTGATTATAGAATAATGAAACTCTACCTAATTTCGCATTATAAAAACTAAATTTAACATAACCAGTTACTGTTGAACCTGTTTGTGCTTCAATAAATTCTTTGGGGATGTACCAGTAATAAAATTGATTCGCATTATTAACATTATCGATTTCGTATGTCGGAATGGGATAAGAACCACTTACAACACTATCCAATATCTTGGTATTATAAATTGTGAATATTTTGGTCTGCGTGTAGTTATCAAAAACATCATAGAAGTCCATAATAAAAAAACTATTGAGTACTACCAAACTTTCTGAATTGATTTCAGTTTCACTAAAACCTGCTCCGTTGGTTAGGAATGTGTTATCTGCCGAACTACTATCAGGTGTGAAATAGAATGTTAATGTTGTTGTTTCATTACTTGAATTATATTGAAATCTATCCACCTCATAATCAATAACGGGATTTATTAATTCCTCTTTTGTATCCTCGGTTAATTCATCTATTTCTTGTTGATAACCACTAAGATTGTTTCCAATACCTAAATTAATTTTTAGGATAACGTCTTCATTATTAAATTTTATTCTTTCTTTAATTATTGACATGGCTTTTCTATATCATCTAAATCAGTAATTGGTGTAATATTTATGGTTGTTGTGTTTTGATGGTATGAAATCTCCTTAAATACCTCTTGAGTATTCGGGTGTTCTAAATCTTCATCTTCAGTTAGATTTGGGACTACTTCAAATACAATTGGTTCAAACAAATACCTTCTTTTATTAAAAAATGGGTAATCTACCCCAAGGTTTGTGATTGGATCGATGTATCCCTGTGGTAAAATGTTACGCCAAACATATTTACCATCGTCTACTAACATCAAAGCATAGTCTGGAATCAGAAACATTCTTCTCTCATCTGGATTAGGGATTAATCTGGTTCTTATTCTAATTTCATCACCATCATCAAATTCCATGACGATATTCATGCCTTGCATTGCGTTTGTTATTAGATACTTCCTTGTCGTATCATCAATCTCATCCCACTCACTACCATTATATTGTTCCAAATATGTTATTGCAATATATTTATCAGTGCCATCAGGTAAATATATCTGTGTTTTGAAATCAATTTCATATGTTCCACTATGTTGAAATTCAAGACGACCATTTGATGGTATCCAATCAAAATAAGTGCTGGTTTGGGCAGACCATTGGATAATGTTTGTCGAACCTGTTGACAATATTTGTTTTGTTGATTTGATTGCGTTGAGTTGGTTGCTTGGACTACTAATTGGAATAACATTCAGAGTTGTGGCACTTTCAACGATTTGAGCAAGTTTTGCAACACTAACAACACCGTCAAGGTATCTTAATTTGAATGGGATGAGGGGATTGTAACTCCATTCGAGCCATTGTGATCCCAAGTTATACGGTGTTCTGATATAAAATGTTTGACTACTAATCTGTGATTGAAAATATTCTTCGGGAATGTATTCAATTATGTCATTAATATCAGTACCGTTATTGGTTTCAACGTTATCACCGACCACCAAATCTTTCTTGTTTAACGTCACCTTACTTGGAAGTCCTGTGGTTGTTGACCAAGTCGTATATGATATTTGTTCTGCTGGTAAAGTTTGTTGTTTATATTGAGCATATAGAAATAATTCGGTCAATGGAAAACCAAGTTTATCATAAAAATTACTAACATCAAAATCTGACTTAAAACTAAAACCATATACTTGTTCCCCATATATGTTATTACTGAAACCAGCATTATATATTTCAAAATCGTCTTTCCCTGCAATTACATCAAAACTTCTTTTATAGTAATTCGTGTTTGTAATTTCAGTATATGTTGTTCCTGAAGAGGGTGCTACGAGATAAAAATCGAACGAATTCAATATAGATTTCGAATTTCCAGTATATTGTGGGTTAAAAAAGTCTTTTAATATCGAATAATTAGTTTTTAATCCATTCAATAATGACATGTATTCAATTCTACCATATATTCGATAAACCTGATTTTCTTCTCGTTCAGCATCAAAAACCTCAGTAGCATTAACGATATCATTTACTGTGAATTCCGTGAGTTCTGACACGTTATTGGTTAGTTCAATTTTACCGTAACCATTAACATTAATACTGTTAATATTCTTCTCGCTACCAAGTAATATTTCGACCTTATTATCCATATAATATAAATACCTACAAAATTTTTTCTGATTTTTGTAACATTTCTAATTTGTTTTCGTATAATAATTATGTTTAACTAAAATTTTAATTATGAAAAATGTAACTTATTTATTAACAATTCTGTTTGCTGTTGCTCTGATGAGCACCAGTTGTGAAAAAGACGACCCGATTCCAGACCCCCAAATTACAACTGTTGATTTAATGGGTGATTGGAACTTTCAATCTCTTGAGTTCAATGGTGAACTCTATACCGATTGTGATATTGGGTTGAATCTCAACTATAATGGTACTACCATGAGTTTACTGGATGTAACAAACACTTCCATGACAATTTACAATGATTGTATGGACGGTGGTGCTTCTCCCGCTCAGTCAACTTATAGTTATACGTTTGTTGACAATAAAATTAACTGTGAAGACATTGTTAAGTTTGAAATCAAAGAGGTCGAATCGTTTGATGGGACAGAACTGGTATTGGAAATGGCAGACGCAATATATAAGGCATTGCCTATTGGCGGGGTCTTTACTCTAACAAAATAACAAAAACCCCCTACCGAGGGGTTTTTTATGTCACCAAACCCAATTCAAATAGAAACTTGATACAGTCAGCAGTATCAAATCCTTTATAAAAATAATATGCTTTATCCGTTTGGGTTTCATTCGCATTACCATCCTTCCTCCCGCCTTTATATGGACAAGGAGTTGTGACACTCCAATCTGGTCGTACATAATCACCATTTCGATATTGACCTTGAATGGTATATGAATCACCAAATACGTTATCTTTAAATCCCTTACTATCTATATTATTCATTTCTACGATATCATTTAGAGGCACTTCAATAATATCAGTCCAATGCATATCAGAACGAGGAAACCATTTTGTATTTAAATCTCCAGCAACAATTGGTTGGGTATTGTTGTATAAATAATATTCATTATAAGCAGTTGCGTCCTCATTTTGTTGGCGAAACCAGTCGTTTGTTACCGCTTCCCTAAGATTACTTTTTGCGTCAAGCATCCATCCACTTTGTGGTAAATATATACTCAAATTCAACCAGTTTGCACCAAAACGTGTTGGTGTTGTTGAAAGGTTAGTAGGAAATTGGGTGAACGAATTAAGAACATTATCTTGATCACCAGAAACTATAACACTTGCATTGAATCTGGCATCTGTTCCCAATACATTAATAACATCACCACCAAAAAATTTTCCATCTTGAATATTGTTCCATTGGTAGGGATCGCTACCATCATTATTGGCAATTGTTCCATGAAATTTTGAGAAACTATAAAATTTGCCTTTTTCAAAAACAGCGTGTTGTTTTCTCCAAGCAAGTGATGTTGTGCCATTATCAGAATCAAAACTTTGTTCAGAACCAGCGTATTGTGGAAACTTTAGTTTCATTCTAAATGGTTTTATTGTTGTGGCATCTCCACCAAAATCACTACTACCATTCATGAGTAAATTTTCACTAGTTATTTCGAGAGTCACGAATCCCCTGAACTTAGTAAATACACCATTAGGATCATCATAGGCAACAGGAATTTTAACTCCAAGTTCGTTTGTCACAATCTTGTCTCTATTACAGTTTATAATGAAAACGAAATCACCGTCTTTTTTATAAACAGAGTAATTGGATGGGTCTAATTTCATCATTTGTATTTCTGGGTCTCCCGAATCAATTTCAGCATCACTGATATTTGATGGGTAATAATATATGGTTTCTGTTACCACACCAATTCTTTTTGAGCCAGCACCCAACGCTATCCAATCACTATCTCCACCTCCGTTCTCATGATTGGGGTAGACGAAAAAGAAGTCCCTGATTTCACGAGCAATTCCATTAACATCAGAACCCCACAACATATTGGCTTGGTCTGAGAAGACACTTCCAAACATAGTAAATGTACTATTTAGTATCGCTCTGATTCTGAAATCCTGTCTGGTTATACCGATTTCAAAATTCTCAGTATCTCCCCAGAATGGCACAATATCAACTGTTATTTCCTGTGTTTCGATATTTGGTAAGTCACCCAAATCACTGCTCGATTTAATTCTGGTATTATTATTTGTAAAAAGGTTTGGTGAATATCCGAGATTAGTTACCATACTGGCTGGATTCATACTATATTCACCAATATCTGTAATATCGCAACTCATGTGAACAGTTTGTGTGCCAACAGGAATGCCGAATATCATATAATCCCCAGCATTATTAGTAAGTGCCGTATATTTATAATATTTTTTATAAACTTCAAGGAATGGTAGGTTTCCCACAACTTCTTCTTTAATTGGAAAACTACCAAACGCCTGTTTTGGTTCAAGTTGTTGTGTTTCTAGATTTTTTTGTGAAACTCGTGGCAATAAATTATATCGTTTGCCGTCATTATTTTCATCTCGTGGTGTTGTGTAGGGATAAATGCTATAAATTTCACTATTTACAGTATCTTCATCACTAATTGGAATAAAAATACTTATTTTGGCGTTCGGTATGCCAATACCGCCATTGGCAATTACTCTTCCCACCAATACACCATAATCCGCATTAAAATTTTGATACACATCGGTTGTTCCGAGGCTTAATGACATAAATTCAAGAGTCTCAGTATCTTGTTCGAGTTTAACAGTTATGTACTTATCTTGATTGTCGTTTCCAGTATCCCCACTACTCAAATAAATTCGTTGTGATTTATTCATGATTAAAATGTTTTTTATAAATACTAATAGTCCCATTTTCATTTAGTTTATAATAAATGAAAATATTCTTTTCCTAATTCATTGAGTCTCTATTGAGATACTCTCCAAAGGCGTTAATTCGGGTGAACTCAACCCTAATTTGTCTTCTGTTATTTTTAATAACCGCTTTCCTTCTTTCTTAATATTAAGTGCTGCATTATAATCCCTATCATGTTGAATGCCACATTCAGGACATTGCCACTTTCTGTGTTTTAACTCTAAATTATTATTCTTATAATTGCAATTATTACATAACTTAGAACTAGGGAAAAATCTGTCAATCTGAATTAAATCTCTATTATACCACTTAGCTTTGTAAGTCAGTATTTCTTTGAATCTATATAAAGAAAGTTCTTGTATTGATTTAGCTAGATGATGATTTTTCATCATCCCTTTTACATTTAGGTCTTCAATTACTATAACTTGATTCTCATTAAGTAATTGATTTGAAATCTGATGTAAATAATTTTCTTTTTGATTATTTAATTTTTCATGAAACCTACCTAATTTAATTCTTGATTTATTTTTATTGTTTGAACCATTAACTTTTGTACTTAGTTGACGATTAAGTTTAATTAATTTCTTTTGATTATTTCTTCTAATTTTAATATTCTTATAAACATCATTATTAGAAGTAATTATAAAATCCTTTATTCCTAAGTCCAATCCAATAACATCATTTTTAGGTTTAGGTAAAACTTTATTTGGTTTATCAATTAAAATTGAAAAATAATATTTACCTGACTTAGTTCTAGTTAATGTAGCTGACTTAATATTCTTCTGTTGTTTGTTAAGGTATTTCTCATCATTAATAGAACACTTATAATGTATGTTTTTTAGTGGTAAAATGATATTAATTCTATTACCTTTAATCTTACCAATGGCATCTGAAGGAAATCTACAAGACTGTTTATTATTATGTTTAGATTTAAATTTAGGGAATCCAGTACCGTTCTTAAAAAATGACTTATATGCAGCTTCTAAATTAATTATTGATTGTTGTAATACTTTAGAGTGTACATCTTTAAGCCACCGATATTCTTCTTTAGTTTTTAAACTTGTTAAGTATTTTCCTAATTCACCAAACCCAATAGTTTCGTCATAATTATTAAATCTATCGATGCGATATGCTAAACAATTATTATATACGAATCTACTAGACCCCAATAGATTAACCATATAGTTATCTTGGATTTGATTGGGATAAATTCTTATTTTAATTGCTTTTAACATTATCCATAATATTAAATTGTATATTGTTCTTATACATAAATACTTTTACATTTACTAAAAGTCAATAAATTTAATTATAAAACATAGTTTTCATTTAAAAGAACATAATACGAAAAAACTTTCATGTTTTTATAAAAATAAATTTAAGGAAATCGAGCCGAATTTCAAGTAAAAATTTCTGAATTTCAGAAAATCGAATGGAAAAAAAATGAAAAACCTGAGAATTTGGATATATGGAGAAGAATGACAGCGTGATAATAATTGCGTTAAAACACCTTTTCGATATTTTTTAAGTATTTATTGAAAAAGAATGAGCATTGCTTATAATTAAAAAAATAATAAAAACTTAAATAATAAATAACATGGCAGATTTCGTATTTACCTCTCCGGGTGTAAAATTTAAAGAACGTGACCTGACTTACGTAACACGTAATGTAGGTATAACAACTTTAGGGTTGGCTGGTGAAACATTGAAAGGACCAGCTTTCGAACCAGTCTTCATTCAAGACCAGACTCAGTTTTCAGAAAGATTTGGTGCACAAAGCATTAAAAGATTTTCGAATGCTGAAAGAACATTACAATACCAATTACCTTATGTGGCAAATGCATTCCTTGAGGAAGCACAGCAACTTTGGGTAACTAGAGTATTGGGACTTAGTGGATATGAGGCAGGTAGTGCTTGGAATATCACCTTAGATGCTGGTATTGATTTGTCAACAGCAGTAATATCGGGTTCTCCTGTAACAACCACAGGTAATACATTTACAGGCGGTACATATCTTGGGGTTGCTTTGGGTAGTCTTAGTGCTACTGGTTCGCTTGAATCTGGCTATACAAAAAGTGGTGATGTTTTCACACAAATTGTACATGAATTTACAGCAACAACATATAATGCTGGTAGTGGAACAACTACTGATGTGACGACAACATATACTGGAACATCTTATACCGAATATGAGAACATGGTTCTTGGTGTAATTAGAAGTAGGGGTGATTCAAATACAGCAGTTGATTCTGTTCCAGTCACAACATTCTTAACAGATAATCTTGTGATTACTGGAAACACAACAAGTAATAGTGTTAATCCAACTGGTGATGTTTATGCTAATTTTACTTTGGTTGCTTCGAGTACAGCAACGACTTCAACATACAGTGTATCATTAAATCCCAATAACAGTAATTTCGTACCTAATGTAATTGGTTACGCACCGAAAGATAAAACTACAATGATTTGGGTTCAGGCAATTTATCCTGACCTTATTGAGAAACTTGATGCCGATGGTATTAGTTACGCAGTTAATACTCAAATGATTACTGGTACTACCGATTATTTTAGTGATTATGAAACTAGTTTCAAGACACCAGAAACACCTTGGGTTGTATCACAATTAAAAGGTAATACTGTTGATAGACTCTTTAAACTTATTAGTATTTCTGATGGTGATGCAGCAAACCAAGAAATTAAAATCAGTATTGGAAATATTGATCCGTATACTGGAGAATTTGATGTTGCAATTCGTGCTTTCTACGATACTGATGCAACTCCAATTATATTGGAAACATTTTCAAGAAATACGATGATTAAAGGTCAGTCAAATTATATTGGACAGCGTATTGGTACAAGTGATGGTGAATATACGCTTAAAAGTAAATACGTCATGGTTGAAATCGCAGAAGAACTTCCTCTCGATGTATTCCCAGCAGGTTTTGAAGGATTCATGTTCAATAATTATACTGAAGCAGTTACTGATGATATAGTAACTGAAGGTATTGCACCAAAAATATTTTATAAAACAAGTTATGCTGATACTGACAAAATTACTAAAACTTATTTAGGTGTATCTGAACTCGCTTATACTGGTGACGGTATTAATCAAGATTTCTTTGATTTTGATAATTTCTATAGTGGACAACCTACAACTGGTTTTACTAAAACCAAAGGATTCCATATGGATAGTGGCGCAACAGGTGTGACCACATCGGGCGAATTTGAAGTCGGTGCTGGACAATTTCAGACATATGCTGATACCGATAGTTCATCAAACCCATATTATAATGTTAAAACAAGAAAATTCACAGTAGTTCCTGCTGGTGGTTTTGATGGTTGGGATGTTAATAGAAGAGAACGTTCATACGATGATAATTATGTTCAGGGTGGTACAAAGAGTGGTCATCCGAGCGAACCATTGGTTGTTCCAACGAATGACTTCCAAGCATGGGAAATGGCAATTAATACATTTGCTAATCCTGAGAACGTTACAATTAACCTTTTTGCAACCCCGGGTATTGATTGGGCATACCAAACAACATTGGTTCAAAACACAATCGACATGATTGAAGAACAAAGAACTGATACTTTATATATTATTGATGCTCCACAAGGAACTCTTGATTTTATACCAACAGTTGGTGATAGTGGTAAGGCTGATGTTAATGCAGCAACTGAAATCGCTGATTTATTGGATGATACTGGAATTGACAGTAGTTATGCTTGCACTTACTTCCCTTGGATTCAAATACGTGACACCCAGAATAATGTTAATATTTACATTCCCGCAACTGGTGAGGTTGTGAAAGCAATGGCATTTACTGATAACGTTTCATTCCCTTGGTTTGCACCTGCTGGTCTTAACCGTGGTGTAACTAGTGCACTGAAATCACAATACAAACTTTCTTTGGATGCACGTGATATTCTTTATGCTGGTAGGGTTAACCCAATGGCTGATTTTGCTGATGCAGGAACTGCAATTTTTGGACAGAAGACACTTCAAGTTAAAGAAAGTGCTCTTGATAGAATTAATGTTCGTAGACTTCTACTTCAAATCAAGGTTCTTATTGCTAATATCGCAATCAGATTGGTATTCGACCAGAATGATCAAGCAACTGTTGACCAATTCCTGAATAAAACAAACCCAATTCTCGATAGTATTAAAAGAGAAAGAGGTTTGAGTGAGTTCAGAATTAAAATGGATGATAGTAAGAATACTCCAGAAACTCGTGATAGAAATGAGTTATATGGAGAAATATTCTTAAAACCAACACGTGCTCTTGAATTTATTGGCATTACATTTACAATTACACCTTCAGGTGCTTCATTTGATGAAGCTGGGGCATAATGTGATTTTTTTAGAGTTGGAAAACCCACTTTTGGTGGGTTTTCTTTTTTTCAGTATTTATTAAAAATAACGTTATTTTTAAATTAAAAATTATGAGGAAAAAAAATAAAAACAAAGTTGTTGAAGAAATAAAAGAAGAAGTGGTACTTGAGGCAGTTGTTACTGAAGAGGTTGCTGAAGCACCTGTAATTACACCTGAAGTTGAAGAAATGTTTAATGAAGAACTCCCAACACTTGAAGAGGTTGAGAAAGAATTAGAAGCACCTACTGAAGAAGTTGCATATGTTGCACCCGAATTCATTAATGATCCAATCGAAATTCTAATTAAGGGTGATTTATCTGGTTTAGAAAATGATGGGTCTCCACAATATCCATTATCAGATGAAACTGAAGAAGTTGTTGTTGAAAAACCAGCACCACGTACAATGGAAAGTCTAACTGGAAAAGAATTTAAACATTTTCAGAGAACAGGTCAGATGCCTAAATAATTTTGTTATTTTTATTCGGTGTAGTTTTCAAATAGCCGAGTATTTATTATTAAACGCAAAAATAAGCAGAAAATTAACAATTAAATAAAATGGCAGCAGAAGAAACAATGATAAGAACGATGCCGTTCGAATACGAACCAAAAAGAGTTAACCGATTCTTTGCCGTATTCGATAATGCATTAGGAATTCAGGTTTGGAAGGTTCAGAAGTTCAAGAGACCTTCAATGAAAATCAATAGCGTCCCGATTATGTTTATGAACGAACAAAATTATGTTGCTGGTAGATATACTTGGGATACGATGTCAGTGACATTTCTTGACCCGATAGGTCCGTCTACTTCTCAACAACTTATGGAGTGGGTTCGTTTACACGCAGAATCACTTACAGGTCGTATGGGATACGCAGCAGGTTATAAGAAAGATATTACACTTAAATCATTAGACCCAACAGGTGTTGAAGTCGAAAAATGGACTTTGGAACAATGTATGATTACAAGTATTGATTTTGGTGACAACGATTACACCAATGATGAATTAACAAATATTACTTTGGAACTCCAGCCATGGCGGTGCATACTTAACTTATAATCAATTAGTTAGATGTAAATTAGTTGATATTATAAAACCACGTACTAACTACGTGGTTTTTTTTATTAGTTATCATGCAGCGAGTTCAGCGAGTCTATCAGCCATTATCATTTTAACATAATACTCACGGTCTTTGGTTTTGATTATTTCATAACTATCATTGTTGTGACTGAACCAAACCACATATGATTCTCCAAGTTGGATTCCCGTGATTTTTTCTATAATAAATTTATACATTGCCAGTTGTAATGAATAAATTTCCAAATCACTGTCTTCCAACACCATTAGTTTATCGTGAAAATGTCTTGATTTCACGACTTTATCGAATTTCTTATTTGTTTTCCAATCCCAGATTTGAAACACTTTCTTTTTGACGTTATAAAACAAGATATCAAGCATCCCACCGATTAACGACTCATTATCGTATATAATCATCTCAGTTCGTATCGGAATCAATTTGCCCTTGACATCGTTATAGAATTTATCAACGTGTTTTTTTGTTATATTATATTCATCTAAAACGGGGTCAAAACCGAATTCATCAAGAATTAGTTGTTTGGGATATGGAAAGATTTTGTTTTGAAACAGATTTTCGGCATAATCATGAATTGCCGAACCTTTAATTATTCCCTTTTTGTTTATGAACTTCCATGCACGTAGAACTTCTCTTTGAGTGAGAACGTATTTATCGGCTTTATATTTAGACCAATAATCTTCTTGAAATTCTTCTTGATAACGATGAATTATTGTGGTAACACTTATCAATTCTTTACCATCCACATAATATTTATGTGGTTCATCATGGAATGTAACATTATTGAATGATGTGAAGAATTTATTAGGAATATCGATATTCATTGCAACAAATATATGAAGAATTTAATTAGTTACAATATTTTTTTGTTGGATTGCTTCGAATTGTAATTCTTCGAGTTTTTTAATTATACCAATTTTATCTGCTGGTAATCCAGAATATCCGTGTATATGATTAACTAATGCCACTCTGATGACCTCTAAGGCTTCAATTAAGACATCTGCACGTGCTATCGGATGTCCTTCTTCGAATATCCTCACTCTATCCTCTGAAGTCATTCTAGCAGCCTTAAAACTAGGATTTCCATCATGACTAATTAAGGCAATTTTATCACTTTGGATGATTGTGTTGCTATAATAGTCTTCATCATTACCCTCAAGTGGTTCATAAATCATATTAATGCTTGCAGGATTTTTGGTGTTAAGTTTCAGTACATCATCATTTTCATGTTTACCTGCTCTAAATTGTACTTCATTTAATCTCAGGATTATATCTGTATTTATTTTTCCAACAATTGCAACATCAGTTTTTAATGGATACACACCATCTGCATCAGGATATGTGCTTGGTGCTTTTTCGGGTTTTGTTAATGCAAGATTTGTAGTTGAAAGCGCAGTAAATTTTGAATCAAAACCGATTCTCTGTGGTTGAGAAACAATACTTCCTATCCAGAATCTACTTCTTTCAGGAAACTTAGTATCTTCAAGAAAAATTCTAACCATTTCACCAACCTGTGGATAGATATGGAAAAACTTTGGTAACAACGGATAGCACCAAGGCAATTCATTGTTGGCAGTTCTGTTATCGAATTCTGGAATTCTGACCTGAATTTTACCACCATCGGTTTCATCAGTAATACTCATGACCTCACCATAGAATATTGTTCGGTTTCTAACGATGCTTGCATGTTCCTTCTTATTAGGATTACTTGTCTGTATAACTGGTCTATCAAATGACATTATTCTACTAATTTTTCAACGATTTCCACATAATTTTTTTCGAGTTCTTCTAACAACAGAACTTTTTGGTTAATATGTTTTTCAAGTTCTTCCATTTCATAAGTATCGGCAATAATTTCAGTTTTCAAAGCATCATGTTGTGTCTTGATATCATTACCCATTTTTTGGAGTTCTATTGGTGTGTATTTACTCAAATCTTCCATTATTATATTTTTCTAAAATTTTAGGATTGATAGTAATAACAAAATACTCTTGGAGTACCTTAACTTTTTTCTCTATCCGTTTTTTTCTAAATTCTTCCATTATTGTGCAACACCATAACCTTTTGTAAATGTTATTGTTGAACCGAATACCGTAACAGGACCCGCAGGTGATATTCCTGCTGCTGTCAACGTAATCCCCGGGGGCACACCCACACTAATGATCATGTCTTGTTGGATGGCTTTAACAATTTCTTCGATTCTAATTCTTTCCATTATTTCATCTGGATTAACACCACCTGAAGGTAATGCACCAACAGGAAGTCCCGCTTCTGACTTTCTCGCAATAATACGTGATGCTATTTTAGTTGGTGACAATCCAGCACGAAGAGGCACACCAAGTAAAATAAGTGGTGTGGGTACAGGTGGTGGACCGCCAATCGATGAAAGATTCAATACTTTCGTAAATCCCCCAATAATTGCATCAATACTACTGAAATTAATTCCCATATTAGTCAGTTTTATCTTTTAGTGTTTTAATACTAATCCATTTCCAACCAAGAAATAATCTTGTACATGTTCTCCTAAACCAATTAGGTTTTGAAGCTGTTGCAAGTTGTGTACCTTCTTTATCTCCATCGATAAGATAAATACCAACAAACTGTTTGTTTAATTTTTGGTCTACTATCATAATTTTATGTTATTACTTCTTTAACTATACTTATTGCAGCCGTAAGACCTATCATAATCCCAACGTACTGATTTATTTTTTCTTTAGTCACTTTTTTTATTACGGGTCTCAATAATTTTATTAGGTATGCAATAGCTAATACAAATATGAATTCGGCAACTAATATCATTATTTCTCTTGCCATACATTTAATGCAAGTTTTAAAATTTTTCATATCCTCGGTTGCATTATTAATTAAAACCGTGCCGTTGTTTTGTAATGCACTCATCATTCCAAACATTACTCGTATTTGGGGTGCTGTTGTTACGGCTTCCAACATCTTAACTGTAAATATATTAATTATTCTCTGAAAGAAACCGTCTTTTATCGTTTCCTTGTTTTCAATTGTCTGGTCTTCAGTTGCAGCAGTACTCTGGTCAATCGTTGCTCCGAGTTGGTCACCAATAAAGAATGGGTCTGTTGCGCCTGAAATGGTCTGAACCAAATTATCGAAGTCATTGAAATCCAAAGATGCTGGCATAAGTCCACAACCCAAATCATAACTAACTACGCCCTGTACCAATTCACGTGCTTTTGCAAGCAATTCATCATATTTCTCAGGTGCAATCACAAACGAATCATCGTCATCAAGAACTTGTAGTAGTTGTGCTTCAACCAGCAATTCGTTATATATTTGTTCTTCGGTTTTATTCTGATTTTTTGCAAGAGTACCATAAAAATTATCCATAACGGAACTTACGAGTTCTTTTTTATTAATAAGTTCAGTACCGTCAATATAATCGGTAAAAAAATCGCCCACGGTTGGTGTGCTAGGACCTAAAGGTTTTATCTGAAAATTATCTGTGGATGCAACGTATTTTATTAACAAACCATTATATCCCTCAAAATCACCAGCATTTAGAATCGCATCATATGCTATTCCATTAAAACTATTTGTAGGGTTTCCATATATTAAATTACCATCGGCAGAACTTGGATTGACTTTGAGTTTCCCATTTATATCAATCGTTTTTACTGGAACTGTAATGCCGTCATCCATGAAATCAGATGGTAGTGGTTGGTCTGAATTTGACAATATGAATTGTTTTTTTAATACAGTTTTTAGCTGTGGTTCGACTTCATCAACAAGAGTACTAAACATTCCACCAATTGTTTCCTTAATTGCTTCAGTACCTGCAACAGTTTTCAATACATCAAGTAAAAACAGAACAATGTCGTCCTTATTATTGATTGATGGAAACAGGTCGGTCTGCAATGGCGGTTTTCCTTCCTTAATTAAGGAACTATACGAACCAATTGTTGTAAAAACACCTCTTTTATTATCAGCTAAACTCATTACTTATTTTTTAGTTTTTTCTTTTTTTTCGAGTTCTTCCTGAACAAAATTTAGTAATTCATTTCTTCTTTCAGTGCTCACTACACCACTTTCCTCTCCAACATGAATTGGAGAACTAATTCCACTCCCACCACCTTTGATATC